ATCGTCAGTGTAAGGATAAAAGTGCTGTCCATTTTCTTGTGTAACTCCATATTTCTCACAGGTTTGAAGGGTAATACCTCTATCAGGTATTGCTTTAATCTGACCTTTAATCTCTAGCATTGTTTGCTTTCGTGGTGCTACTGCATCTCGCATGACTGACAGTTCATCAGCATCCATCTCATTGTAGTAAGTGTTGCATGAAAAGCAGTAGGTGTGATTGTCATCATACAACCCATTAGCGTCTGAGCTACCACACGCATCACAGGCAATATGCTTAATGAGTTTAGACTCAGGCTTAGGTTTACGTACTAGATTTAGTTTCATCCCTGTCCTTACGTAGTTCTTCAATGACCTTCAATGCTCTCACATCAAGGTAGCCATAGTAGATTTCACCCCTAAGCTGGAAGGCAGTGAAGTCCTGTAGCAAGGCTAGACAATCAGCCTTTAGTTTGTCATCCTCATGGGTGTCACCAAAGTGTGACGGGAAAGGCCATGGTTTGTTATCGTCTATGTTCATTTGCTTAGTACCAGTTTAATTACAGTTACGATGGCGACAAAGATAGCCATTACCATGCGAAAGGGTCTTCCTGAGGAGGTACATACCCACTGTGAACCTTGTTTAAGACTGCCTCAGCAACATGAGACATAACCTTATCACGACCATTGTTCATAACTAATTCAGCCATACTGTCAATGACAGACCAATACCAGCATTCATACTGTACCAAGTCCATGTCATCATCATTCATCATTTCTATAGACATAAAATTATCCTTTCAATCGTGTCGTAAGACACTGGGGTTTACAGTCCAACTTTCACACTTTAAAGTCTTTATAAGTATATTACTTAAATAATACTTATATAGTGTATTTAACTTCTATGAATCATCCTAGATACTTTGTAGTATCTTTAAAGTTAGGGTAGCACACTTAGTACAGATTGTCAATGATCTCCTTCACTGTTAGTGTCTCCAACGTGACAGTCATCTTCCTCAGCCTCAGCACTGTCATCTATATCATCGGAGGATATAAGGTCTTTCCTGTCCTTTGTAGGTAGGTGAGAGTCAGCCTGTACAGTTTTAAAGCACTGCTGACATAGGTCAATGAATGTACCTGTCACTGCGTGTTTACGTGTAGCTTCGTAGTCTGTCAGTGCTCTATCACAGGCGAGGCATCTCATACGTCTTCCCTCACTTCGATTAAGTCCATCATGTCAGGGTCATACCCAAGCTGCTCATAGACCATGCTTTCAGCTTCTTCTTCACTTGAAGCATAAACCCATATATCCATTGTTGGGCTTACCTGATAGCAGTATTCATTTTTCATTTTCTTTGGTTCCTTTATCCAGTCTTTTATGTCAACATCTGAGATCATGGCTATTTACCCCTTATCTAATGTAAAATGATGGCTTTAAGAGGCCATAGATGGCTTCCAAAGTACTTTTGTTGTCATGGTCAATGGTCAACTGTTCATTGTGCTCCAGTTTATATTTCTTTGATGCCTCCCATTCAAGGTTTTTCCATTGATCGTGTGAGATCACATCTAGTACATTGATGCCCTGATACATTGCAGAATCTAAGTCTCTACAATCTCCATCTTCGTCAATCTGACATTGGACATTGACGATAGCCCCTGAGTCTTCTAATTGACCTACAAAGTGAAAGGTTATTGTGTTGATAGTGCTCATTGTGTTGGTTCCTTTCTTTGTACATGGTTGGCAAATAGCCACTTATCACCTAGGTTTCTGATTGATCTCACCCATTTAAGCCTATAACTTCGTCGCACGTGCTCAGGGACATCGTAGGACTTGAAAAGCTCACGTGAGTGTTTTAGTAGTTTAGTATTCATTCTGCAGTTAAACCTTTCATAAAATCAGTTGAAAATACAATGCTGCCCTTGAACTCAGAGGGTATCAGATAACTGTCAAAGCCCTGAGAAACCATGTATTCATCGACATCATCAGGATTCATAATTAGTTTTTCATCGATGCTGTGCACAATCACCATTGGCTCACTGTCGCCATATCTAGCAACATAAAAATTACCATGTGACATATTACCCAGCCACACCTCACAATGCTTTTTGTTGTTCATTTTACTGTTTCCCTATATAGCTTGAATGTATAGATACTTAGAATAATCCCATGCTTCTAAGTTGTCGATTATCACCTTACTGTCAGTACTTCTAGAAGCCTCTCTGAGTGCATCTTGAGTGTCAGTGGCCCCTATCATGATGTAACCATAACGGCCTCTGTAGCGATAGCTTTTAAGGCCTTTGATGGCCATTGGTTTATTGTGTGTATCAATCATGCTTGTGACACCTCTTCTGTTACGTGACAGGCTTCACATCCGGAACAATCTGTAAGGTCATTCTGAGTACTTACAAAGTCATCCATCTCTTGATAGGTGTCAAAGTCATACTCTTCACCACAGTCTCCGCAAGTCCAAGACCAATTAACGTCAAAGCCAATGGAACAGTAAACACATCCTACCCAGTTTTCATTCCACACCCACACATTACCGGATGATTGATTGACCCCTGCCTGAGTGCATTCGTCAATAGACAAACCCGCTTGTTTGATTGCCTTGATACAGTCAGTCAGACGGTCAAGGTCAGCACCTGAGAATTGCTCAAATATGTTAGCCATGTTTAACCTCTTAAAAGTTAGGCCGTAGCCTTTAAAGTGCGAGAGTGCACTACAATGAAGTCTGTCACACTTCATCATGGTAAACTGTCTCCGACGTTACACGTCTTACTAATGTGACTCACTGATAAAGGACATCAAAGTATGCGAGAGCACCACCAGCCAACATGAGGCCGATAAGTACTGCGAAGCATACGTCTATAATCTTTTCAATCATTTTAGTTCCTTAGTTTATTAAGCCAGTAACGGTGTAGTCAATTTAAATGCAATGGCTGGCTTATCGCCACTACGTGCAAACTGAGCACGCATGACAAGCCAGTCAACCTCACGCATGACATTGACTATCTCATCACAGATCAACAGTGTGTCAGTATCGTCAGTGTCCATGGCGTGCTTAACTGTATAGACTAAGCCATTGTCACGGATTGACCTTCTAACTTGATTGTAAAGTGTTCTATTCATGTTGGTTCCTTATATATAGTCATGAATTGGTGCACAGAGAATCTTAAACATACGTTCAACGCTCTCAGTGTTATATGTAACAGGTTGGCCTTTATCGAGCATGATGAAAGAACCATCATTTAAATGGACTGTGAAGTCAGGGTCAGCTTCGCAGTAAACTAAGTAAGTATCTTGACCGTTTAAGCGGGACTCAACCAGCAGGTCAATAATTGAATCAGTGATGCCATCCTGAGTGATGGTTTCACGTGTGAGCGTGGTTTGTTGCATGAGTATGTATCCTTAGTTGGTTGGTTGGTACGTATGTTACTATGCAAACACTGTGCCAACTGTGCAGTTTACCCCTGACTAACAGGTTATCCACAGGCACTTCTAGAGTGTAGCTTCTAAGTTATCCACAGGCTAAATAGTTATCCACAATTCTCAGAGTTATCCACAGGGTGCACTGTATTGGTGATAATGTGCACTATAATGATGCACTGATACCCTTAAATGCACCATGTTGGTGATACTGGATAGGACTTCAAAGGTACTTCAAAGGTACTTCAAAGGGTGCTACATAGTCCCTCACGCTACCTCTAGTTGACTAACTAGACGTTAAAGAACTAGACTACTGCGAAGTGAGCACTAACTAACTTCAGAGCTACTACAATGTAAGTGAGTACTTACTTGCATGGGGGGAGGGTCATCGTAGGTATGAATATTATTGTAGGAGCCTCTGAAGTTCACAAAAAAGGAAATATAGACCAGCAGAGTAATCAGAGATAACCCTATGATTTGTAAGGCTAAAGTAGAACTTCAAAGTACTAATCAGACACCCTAGAAAAGGGGAACTAAGTAGAGACTACAAAGTTAACATATATGTGACTACAATCACACAAAAGAAGAAATATATGTGTACATGACAATAAAAGCTTGACAAATAGACAAAAGTATGATACAATATTCTCTATAGGATATAATTGAGTTTACTAAGAAGCCTGACCCCACTTCTAAGTTAGTCTGAGATGCACACCCTAGTAGGGGAACATAGAAGTTAAAACACACTTAGATTAATTTAAGTAATAACTTACTAAGTAAATTAATATTAATTACTTATAATGTTATGTCTTTATAACTTAAATATAATGTCTTAGTACTCTATAGTACTATACTTAGAAAGTCTCCCTGATAGAGGACAAAGACGAGAACCATGACAAGACCAACAGGTAATAAGAGAGGTCGTACCTCAACTAAGGAACTTAAGTCCATAACTGAGAACCGTAGTGTAGGTAGACCTAAAGGTGATGCAGCCATCATCAATGAATATAAGCTTAGAATGCTTAACTCACCTAAGAGTGCTAAGGTTCTAGAAGCTATTTATGATGCAGCATTGAATGATGAACATAAGAATCAAGCAGCAGCGTGGAAGTTAATTGTTGATAGGATTGTCCCTGTCAGTGTCTTTGAGGCACAGAAGGCTGGTAACAATACACCAACAGTGTCTATCAACATTACAGGCTTAACGTCATCACCAACAATGGTGTCTACCAACGCTGAGGATGTGATAGATGTCTGAACGCAGTGCTGAACTTAACTTCCAACTGCTTAAGTGGCAGCAAAGTGTCTTTAAAGATACTACAAGGTTTAAAGTAGTTGCAGCAGGTAGGCGTTGTGGTAAGTCAAGGCTATCAGCAGTATCGTTATTGATTGAAGGTTTGAACTGCCCTGAAGGCTCAGCTGTGATGTACATAGCACCTACCTTAGGACAAGCTAGAACGATTATGTGGGACTTACTGCATGACTTGGGTAGACCAGTCATCAAAGCAAGTCACATCAATAATCTAGAGATAACCTTAATCAATGGTAGGAAGATTTTAGTAAGGGGTGCAGATAACCCAGATAGTCTCCGAGGAGTCTCACTTACATACGTAGTACTTGATGAGTGTGCCTTCGTTAAAGAAGATGTATGGCAGAAGATTATACGTGCCTCACTGTCAGACAAGAAGGGTAGAGCTTTATTCATCTCAACACCATCAGGTCGTAACTGGTTCTATGATACTTTTAATCTAGGACAAGATGAACAAGATGAAGAGTGGAAGTCATGGCACTTCACCACTCAGGACAATGAGACTATTGATCCTAAGGAGATTGAGGCTGCAAAGCGTACACTGAGTTCCTTTGCATTCAAGCAGGAGTACTTGTCTAGCTTTGATACTGCAGGTGCAGATGTCTTCAAAGAGGAATGGTTTAATACTTCTGAGGAACCTAGTTACGGTACATACATTGTAGCCATTGACTTAGCAGGTTTTGAAGAGGTTGGTAAGAATGCAGGTGCATCTAAGAAGAGACTAGATGAGACAGCCATTGCAGTGGTTAAGCTAGAGGACAACGGTGATTGGTGGGTTCATAAGATTCAGCATGGTAGGTGGGACATCAGAGAGACTGCAGTTAACATCTTAAAGGTGATTAGAGACTTCCAGCCAACATCGGTAGGTATTGAAAGAGGTGCTCTAAAGAATGCAGTACTGCCCTACCTGAATGACTTGATGAGAAAGAATAACATCTATGCGCACATACAGGATTTAACTCACGGTAACAAGAAGAAGACTGATAGGGTTGTCTGGAGCTTACAAGGTCGTATGGAACATGGAAGGGTATCCTTCAATGAGAAAGAAGACTGGAGTGAGTTTAAAGATCAACTAATCATGTTTCCCACAGCTGGTGTACATGATGACTTGGTAGATGCTTTAAGTTACATTGACCAGTTAGCTATCACAAGCTACAACACAGACTACGAAGATGATGACTACGAAGTCTTAGACGTTATATCAGGCTACTAGCCGTACAGGATACTAAAAGGAAAACAATTATTATGGCTCTAACTAATAACGATCAGTTCGATGACGAGAAGAACGGTACTCAGTTTGAACAACCTACAGAGGCTGAGAAGGAACTCACCTCATGGGTTACTCAGCACATTACTCGCTGGCGTGACCACAGAGATGCTAACTACATGGACTTGTGGCAAGAGTATGAGCGAGTCTTCCGAGGTATATGGGCTGCTGAGGACAAGACTCGTGAGTCAGAGCGTTCACGTATCATCTCACCAGCTACTCAGCAAGCCATTGAGACTCGTCATGCTGAGATCATGGAAGCTATCTTCGGTCAAGGTGAATTCTTTGACATTCAAGATGATGTTTTAGATGTAGACGGTAATCCTTTAGATGTTGAACAAATTAAGGTTCAACTACATGAAGATTTTAAGAGAGACAAGATTAAGAAAGCTATTGACCAGATTGAGTTGATGGCTGAAATATATGGTACAGGTATTGGTGAAATCATTGTTAAGACTGAGAAGCAATACGTCCCAGCTACTCAAGCTATTCCCGGCATTGCTAATGCAGCTGCCATTGGAGTTCAAGAGAAGGATCGTATTGCCGTTAAGATCAAACCAGTTAACCCTAAGAACTTCCTTATTGATCCTAATGCTGATTCCGTTGACGATGCTCTGGGCGTTGCTATCGAGAAGTATGTATCCATTCACAAGATTGTTGAAGGTATTGAGAGTGGCATTTACAAGAAGGTAGACATCACCACAGCCTCAGAGGATGAAGACTTAGAAGTAACTCAAGACTTGAAGACCTATCAAGATGATAAGGTTAAGCTAATCACTTACTATGGTTTAGTTCCTCGTGAGTACTTGACTGAAGGTGATGAAGAGGAAGAATATGAAGAGTTGTTCTCCGAAGGTACATCAGCTGATGAACACTCCAACTTAGTAGAAGCTATCATTGTGATTGCCAATGACTCTATCTTGCTTAAGGCTGAAGCTAATCCTTACATGATGAAGGATAGACCAGTTATTGCCTACCAAGATGATACAGTCCCCGGTAGGTTCTGGGGTCGAGGTACAGCTGAGAAAGCCTACAATATGCAGAAGGCTATTGATGGTCAGCTTCGTGCCCACATGGATTCCTTGGCACTGACTACAGCTCCTATGATTGCTATGGATGCTACAAGGCTACCCCGTGGTGCTAAGTTTGAGATTAAGCCCGGTAAAGCTATCTTGACCAATGGTTCACCTTCTGAGATCTTGTATCCCTTCAAGTTCGGTCAGACTGATGGTAACGCAACTGCTGCAGCGCAGAACTTTGAGCGTATGCTCCTACAGGCTACAGGTACAGTTGACAGCGCAGGTATGCCCTCTAACGTACCTCGTGACGCAGGTGCTGGTGGTATGTCAATGGCTATGGCTGGTATCATCAAGAAGTACAAACGTACCTTGAGTAACTTCCAAGAAGACTTCATGATCCCATTCATTAACAAGGCTGCCTTCAGATATATGCAGTTTGACAGTGAACGTTATCCTTCAGTTGACATGACCTTTATCCCAACAGCTACCTTGGGTATCTTGGCACGAGAGTTTGAACAACAACAGATGATTGGTTTGTTACAGACACTTGGCCCCAATACGCCAGTGTTGCCATTGATCCTTAAAGGTATCTTGCAGAACAGTTCATTGTCTAACCGTGGTGAACTGATGAAGGCTTTGGATGAGATGTCTCAACCTAACCCACAGGCTGCTGAGGCTCAACAGATGCAACAACAGGCTGCAATGGAGCTGGCACAGGCTCAGGTGGCTGATTTACAGTCTAAAGCTCAGAAACAGTCAGCTGAGGCTCAGAAGACCATAATTGAAGCTCAGATGATCCCTGAAGAGCAGCGTGTAAAGCTAGTTCAAGCTGCATCTACTAACCTAGATAGTGGTGATGACTTCGAGAAGCGTCTAAAACTTGCTGACATGATGCTTAAAGAGAAGCAAGTTAACCTGAAAGCTGCTGATATTGCCTCCAATGAGCGTATTGCAAGCCTTCAGATGATGAATAAGTCTAGTAGGAAAGCATAAAAGTAGCAATTTGTTGATGTTCTTGGGCAGTTCCATCGTTTTTAATACGATTGGCTCTCCAAGACATCACAATAACGTTGCCTTTAATATAACCTTTAGTAGGATCTACACGGTCAAAGGATACTGAGTTCTCTAAACGTCCCTTACCTTCTGTAAAGTAGTCAAGTTCAAGACCCAATACAGGACAATGTGATGGAAACTCAAGATCTCCAAACTCAATAGTCCATTCCCAGCCATATTTATTACCTTTTTTGTTGCGAAACTTCTCTTTCATAGCTTGAAATATTAAAGACTTGGTAAACTCAGGATCATTCCATTTAGATCCATTTTTAGCAAACATCTTGTCAGTGTATTCTTTGTTTTTACGTGTTTGTTGTATCTTAAAAGCATCAATATTATGCTTTAAAGCTATTTGTTTGATGCGTTGTTTAGTTAATTTACCTTCTAAACGCTTAGAGATTTCAGTGTAAGAAACACCTTCTTTAAGCCATAAAAGCATGTTTTCACGTTCTTGAGTTGTAGTTTTATACTTAAAAGTCATAGTAATCCTTTTAACTTAAATAAAAGAGGATTGTAACACAGGTTACTAGTGCAAGTCAAGTGTTTTTATGCTAAAATACTAATATTGTTAAATAAACTACAGAAAGGTTCTCCTTAAATGGATAAAGACCTACAAAAGTATTACGAAGAAACCTTTAGCACAATGAGTACTAAGGGTTGGGACTTCTTAATTGAAGACTTTGAAGAGATTAAGGCTAGTTTAAACGATATTTCTACTGTCAACGATACACAAACACTACATTATCGTAAAGGACAGTTAGATATTATTGAATTAGTTTTAGGGCGTAAGGCTGTGTGTGAGAAGGTATTTGAGGACTTGCAAGATGAGTAAACATTTGTATGACTTCTTATGTCCCAACAACCACACAACTGAATCGCTGGTAGATAGCGATCATACCACTGCAAAATGCAAAGTATGTAGTAAGGACGCTATCAGGCTCATTTCAGCTCCTACCATTGGGTTAGATGCCATATCTGGTGACTTCCCCGGTGCAACAGCTAAGTGGGCATCTGTGAGAGCTGACAGGCTCAAGCAGGAACAAAAGAGAGGATCTGAATAGCTATTCAGGCAACCCAATTTTATTTTGAAATTATCCTGTAATCCATACGTGGACAGGGAAAGGTTAGGTATGGCTTTAATTGATAGCAATGAGGAACTAGGTAACGTTAGTGAGATAGAAGCTGAAGACTTTAAACAACAGTCTACAAGCGTACAACAAACTCAACAACCTTCAGAGCAAGCTCCAGAGATCCCTGAGAAGTACAAGGGGAAGAATCTTGAAGACATTGTTCGTATGCACCAAGAGGCTGAAAAGCTAATCGGTAGGCAAGCACAGGAAGTTGGAGAAGTTAGACGGTTAGCTGATGATCTCATCAAACAGAGCATAGCTCAAAAGAATCAACAACAAGTGCAACCAAATGAGGTAAATAACGCCTCACAAGAGATTGATTTCTTTGAAGATCCGCAGAGTCACGTTAATCGTGCTGTAGCGAATCATCCAGATGTAATTGCCGCTAAACAGGCATCACAGCAGTTAAAGCAAATTCAGACACAAGCAATGCTCAATAAGAAGCATCCTGACTTTGCAGATGTTGTACGTGATGGTGAGTTTATTGAGTGGGTTAAAGCTTCTCCAATGAGGCTTAATATCTACGCAATGGCAGATGCTAACTATGATTTTAATGCAGCTGATGAACTGATTACTACATTCAAACAGATTCGTACATCTAAGACACAACAAACTACTGATGCAGGTAACGCTGTTCGCAAACAGAACCTTAAAGCAGCTGGTGTCGATGTTGGAGGAACTGGAGAGTCTTCTAAGAAAGTATATCGTCGTGCCGACCTTATCCGGCTACGTATGACAGATCCTGACCGTTATGAGGCACTGCAACCTGAGATTATGGCTGCGTACTCTGAAGGCAGGGT